GAGCGTCTTTTCGTAGAGCGTGACGGGCACGCCTTTAATCCTGCTTGCCGCCAATGTCATACACCTCCACAATGCCGAAACGCTGTCTGAGAAGTCCCAGCTCCTTCAGCTCGTTTTTCAGAAAATACAGGCTCTGACCGCTCGCAAGCCATGTCATGCTGAGAGAATAGCCCATAGCCGCCTGCGAGGACTGCACCGCGGGCGGGGTGTTGTCCGAAACGCTGTTCAGCGCCCGTATGACCGCCTGCGTGACGGCTGCCTTAACGACTGCGCCGTAGTCCTCGTTTGCGGCGATGAGCCCGTCAAGATCCTTGCCGTATTTCCCTGCAATAATGCGGAGCTTCGCCGAAGCGCTCACGAGGAGCGTTTCCGCCTGCTCACGTTCCTGCGCGGTCAGCGGGCGCAGAAGCGCCACGTCTGCCACGCTCGCATATACCGCGCCCATAGATTACTGCACCTCGCAGAGCAGACCGCTGAGGTCGAAATACTGCTTGTGTACCTGTCTGCCGTCGGCGGAGGTCGCAACTATCATGAAGCGCTGGGTCTCCTTGTTCGTGATCTTGAACACGCCGTTCTTGTCGGGGTCGGCGAGAACATCAACGAGTTTGCCGCTGACGGAATTGTCGAGACCCACCATAACGGAGCTGTAGGCGCTCCAGTCGGTCGCCGAGAAATCGAGACACAGGAAATTGCCCTTGCCCCATACGCTCGTGATACCGTTGTCCGCCTTCATGTACTTGAGCGTGCCGGTGATCGCGCCGTTTGCTACGTTCACGCCGCTCTGCATTGAGCTGACGTTGACCTCGAACATCTTTGCCGCCGCAGTAGCCGCCGCGGCAGGTCCCGCGAAGGTCGAGGTGTTCACGACACGGGCGAAGGCGTTCGGGTCGAGTATGCCCCAGCCGATGTAGGTCTCCACACGGAGACAGATCTGATTGTGTCTCTTGAGGTCGCCCAGGCCGTCGGGGTCGCCCGTCTCGATGATCTCGAACTTCATGCGCTCGGCGTAGCCCCAGCGGAAGGCGTTCGCGTAGTCGCCGACGATGGCTTCATCGGCACAGGAGTTGAAGTTCACGGTGTTGTTGACGTCGCAGGAGAGCCCGCCGCCGAACTTGTCGGGCTTGCCGCCGAAGCGGAACTCGGGGTACATAGCCGCGTGAGAGTCCGCCATCTTCATCTTGCCGAGAGCCGCGCCGAAGTCGGCGGACATGGCGATGCCCGAGATATCCGCGTCGGGGATAAGCGCTATTGCGTCATCAACGTTGTCATCGGGATAGCTTGCGAGGAAGTTGACAGTCCTCGTTACCTTGCCGTCGAAGCTGTTGGCGCCGATGGTGTCGGAAGCGCGTCTGTCGTAGGGGTTCACGCCGTGGAACGCCGAGATATCGAGCGCCCTCGCCATTTTCTTCGAAGCGCCGTCGATGAATTCGTTAAGGTAGGGCAGCTGCTTTTCGCGCACAAGGTTCATGAACTCGTCGGTAACTCTGTGCTGGTAAAGGAACTTTATCGGCTTGATGGTGACGGGTTCGAGACTTGCGCCGCCCGCAGGCTTTGCTCCGCCCTCGCCCACGATGCAGGCTTCGTCGTCCATAGAGAACACGAAGGTGTCAATGCCCGCGAAGGGTATGGGCTCGCCCGCGCAGAGCTTTGCAAGAGCCGAATGCCCCTTGACCTGATTTATCATCTTCTTGACAAGATCGGGCGTAAAAAGCGCCTGAGTGTTGGTTATCTTACTCATTGTGTTTTCCTCCTTTTACTTTGTAAGGCTGTCGAGCAGGCTCGCGGCAGCCGCGTACTCGTTCTTCACTCCCGCTCCGACGCTGCCTTGCGGCTCGTAGAGCGGTGCGGGCGCTCTGCCTGCTGAAACGAACTGCGCTAACTTTTCCGCGTCTGCTGCTATGTCCTGCTCGGTCTCGCCGGAGAGCCTTTCCGCAAGTTCAAATGGCAGACCCTTCTCGTGGGCGATACGCGCTTTTACCGAAGCGGTCTCGTACTGCTTGTTCTTCGCCGTGAGGTCTGCGATAGAGCCGTCACGCTCGGTGAGCTGTGCGGTCAGTGCGTTCACCTGTTCGGTGAGCTTCTTCGCCTCGTCGGGCGAGATATAGCCCTCATAGCTCTTTTTCACCTCGTCGGTGACGGTCTTTGTGTTGCGGTCAAGACGCGCCTTTATCGCCGCGTCAAAGTCCTCCTGCGTTTCGATTGCTTTAAATTCGTTTGCCATAATGATCGTCCTTTCCCCACATATACCCCCGTGGTAAGGGTAGATTTATTTAAGGCTCTGTGCCTTAATAGCTTGCTTTCTGCGGCTTGTGCTCCTTTGCCGTCGCCGCGAGCCAGTGTGCGAGGCTCACAGCCTCTAAGAGACTGATGTCCGCGCCTTCGAGGATAGACCGCCAGCCGAAGCCGCCGCGCGAACCTATCGGTCGGTGTTCGCAGTTTGAAGCCGCCTGTTCGAGAGCGGGCTGTCCCGCGTGGCATATCCCTCCGCCGAAAAGCTGATTTTCGAACAGCGAATTTGCTTCGATCACCTCGTTCACCGTCGGCATGACGGGCTTCTGCTTCACGCCTGCGTTCTTCATATCGTCCGCGAGTGCCTGCTGACCGTTCGCACCGTCAATACATATCCCCTTGACGTGAGGGTTCTTCATGAACGGTATCAGCCATGCGTTCCCGTCGCGGACGGAGCGGCAGTCGATGTCCTCAATAAAGATATTCCCCGCGGGGAGCTTCACGGCAGCCGCAAGGGACACGTTTCCGCTTTCCTTTGCGTACTTCACGCCGAGATATATCCGCAGAGCGGCGGGGAGCGCGGGAGCTTTCACCAATGCGTTCTCCCAGTCCTCCCGGGAGATAGCCGACTTCTGCGAATAGGCTACCCACACACCGAGACGCTGGATATTGTCGTCTAAGCTGTACGAATCCTTACCGAGCTCCGAGCGGACCGTCCTCTCGGTGAGGATAGTCCCGAGCGACGGGTTCGTCTCGTACCAGAGATCCACGTCGTGCGCGTCCGAGAGCTTCGGTACGCTCCACTCAGCCCAGCCTGCGTCGTTCTCCGCGCCCGAAAGCACGTTTTCACGGTAGTCCTTAAAGACGGTGCCGCCCGAAACGGCTGTCGGCGGGGTGCCGCACATGAGCGTCTGCGGGTTCGGGCTATCGGTGACGACGTATTTGAGCGCCGTTTCCTGATCGGCGGTATACTCCTGCGCCTCGTCGATGATAAGCAGATCGTAGCCCTCGCCGAGACCGCCCGTGGACGTTCTCGTGCGGAAGTTGATGAGCCCCTCTCCGCGCAGCCATTCGATGTGCTCCTGACCGTGTGCGCGGGTGGTCTTGAAATCGACGTTTTCGGTAAAACCCATTTTGGTGAGCAGCTGCACGCATTTCGCCCATGCGGAGCTCGACGTCGATGTGCGGTGCGCCGTGTACAGCACCTTTTCGTCGTGCATGAGCCCGTGATCTGCCCTCATTATGAGCAGCTCGGACTTGCCGTTTCTGCGGGGGATAGACCAGCCGAACTTCATGTGCTTCCACAGTCCGTTCTCATCGACAGCCATGATGTCGTACATCATCAGCTCCTGCCACTCCTGCGCCGTCCTGCCCGACTGATTATAGAGCAGGACAGCCTCGCCGCCGCGGGTGTCCTCATAGGGTAATATCTTTGATATTGTGGGGGTCTGACGACCGATGCGCTTTTCGCCGCCCATCAGTCATTTGCCCCTTTCTTAAAGACCTGTAAGTCTCCGCAGCCGCCGTTCGTCGAAGTAGTCCGGGAACGACTGCTGCAATTTATTCACGGCGTCGCCCAGCGCGCTCAGCCTTGCGGGACTGAGTGGCGGCGGCAGCCATTCGGGAGTTATCCCGCTCATCATGCCGCGGCTGTATGCCTGACCGTCGCGCAGACAAGCCGCTATATAACCCACGTTCAGGAAGCACGACCCGAAGGTCTGCTGCGCGTCCCTGACCGTGTTGGCGAGGTTCTCGTGCGAAGCCTCCCACGCCTCGGCTGTCGAGGGGTTTGCGGTAGAAAAACCGAGATCGTCGAGGGTGAGGTCTGTCTCGCCCGCGAAAGCGCTTGCGAACATCTTCACCTGCTCGGTGTAGGGGAGCATACTCTGCTGCTGGAACTGCCCCATAACGGGCTTGTCGCCGTCCTCGTCCTTGTCGATCTTGAGAAACGAGGTCAGCGTCGCCATGCGGTTGTCAAATTCGAGGTCCTGACTGGTGCCGAGCACGTATTTCTGCGGGAACGAGTAAAACTCCGCCGAGACTTCCGACCGCCACAGCGTGCGCGCCGCCTGCCGCATAAGCTCCATGCAGGCGCGTGTTATGCGGCTGTGCCCCAGCGGGCGGCGGGCGTTCGGCTTGAATATCATAGGCACGAGAAGCGCGTATTTCGCGGGGTTGTCGTAGGTGTCGGCGAGCTTGCCGCTGCGGTAGATGTAGGTAGCCTCAGCCGTGAAGTACGCCTCGACCTTCGGCTGCATGAACGAGTTTATACCGCCGTCCACGGAGAACTGCCTGTCGCGTTCAAGCACGGCGTAGCCCTCGTTCAGAAGCCCCGTGGTCGGGTCGATAACACCCGTAGCGCTGCCGCCGTCGATGACCTGCAAGCGCGGATAACCGTCCTCGCCCTTCGAGATGTAGACGAAGGAGCACGACCCGATCAGCGCGTCGTTGACCGCCGAGCGGCAGAATATATCGCGGCTGTTCAGCGAAAAGATGTCGTTCAGGTAGAAATCATCGTCCGAAAAGCCGTCGAATTTCAGCCGCCCCGTGAGACTGTCCACCGCCTTGCCGCACCAGCCCAGCACTATGGACAGACTGCGGAACCTTTCGGGGATTATCGTTGACTGCGAAAAAAAGCTGTTTTTCATGTCGTAGAACTTATACCGCAGATCAACGCGCACAGCCTTTGCCGCCAGCAGCCGCCGCAGGTAGTCTATTCCGTAATATTCCGTTGTTCTCACCTCCTACCCGCTTGCCGCGAGCTTGTTCAGTAATTTCTCCGCGCCCTCGTTGAGCGGCTTCGCGGGTATCTCGCAGCAGATACATTCCGTGTACTTCTTTTCGCTGCTGACCCACACCTGCCCGCACTTCTCACAAAACCAGCGCGGGCGGGGCTTTGCTTTCTTACTTTTCTTCATTCTCGTAAGTCCCCCGCCAGTCGATAGCCTGCCCGCAGCGGCAGCAGTAACGCATTTTTCTGCGGTCGTACTCATGTATTATCAGCCCGCAGTTCGGGCATTTGTAGTACTCGCCGTAGAAATAGCGCTCGACGATTGGCGGGGTCGGCGTATCTCTGTCCATGCTCACACCTCCGTATGCTTCACGCGGTCGTCCACCTCGCGCCTTTTCGCGTTGTTAAAACGCGAGAGATCGCCGACGAGATACCCCGTGATACGCCTGATACGCTGGAACCGCACCACATCGGGCGTGAGCGTGAGTTCCACGTCCTCGCCGTCCTCCGTCAGCTCGATGTCCAGCGTGCCGGATTTGATATCGGGGTGCTGTTTGCTCATGTAGTTGATGTATGAATTTACCTCCGCGACGGTCATTCCGTCGGGAATTTTGCCTGCTCTTATCATGCTGTCGGCTCCTTTCGGGCATAATAAAACACCCTGCATTGCTGCGGGGTGCTGCTTATAATCTTGTCACAAGGTCAATGCCTTCGAGCTCGGCGCGAAGTTCGAGCAGGTGAAGATACTCTCCCATTGTCTTCTGCTGAGCTCTCAGCAGCTCGGTGCGGTGACACTCTTTTCGCGCTTCCAATTTTTCTTCGGGCGTGAGGGTGTACGGCTCTTTGATGTCTTCAAGAAAGTTCTCGACCTCACGCTTATTGTTGAACGCCCTCAGCTTTTCGTAGCGGTCGCGCAGCTGGGTGTATTCCTCGACTAATCTTTTCTTCCAGTCTTCCATGCTTTCAAGTCCTTTCGTGATTTGGGTATAAGAAAACCGCCCTCAGCGTGTGAGAGCGGTCAATGTTATTCTTCGATTATCTCAAAAAGTTCAGGCGGAAACAGATAATCTTCGTCAAGCTCAGTCATTATCCGATACCAGCCCTTTTCTATCGAAATGACCTCATATATCTTGTCTTTTTCAAAAGCACGACCGAGATACTCTTTACCAATATATTTAACCCTCATCTAACCACCTCTTTATGAAAAAATCATGCTTTCCAAAGCCCGCACATTGCGACCAATGCAATTCGGCTTCTCTTGCTTCTCCATAATAGTCCACAAGACCAAAACCTTTGACGTGCTGCCAGTCCTCGACCTTGCCGCCAAAATCTCTTGCATATTTCCATGCGTTATTATATGGCTTGTAACCGCCTTTACCGGCAAAAACTTCAACATTTTGCAAGTGCGAACCCTCAACAAGTCGAAACATTTCACCTGTATTCAAGTCCATAATGTCATAATTCTTTGCTTTAGCACCAACAGACCGACCAATAACAATGTCCGGTAACATTGTACCACGTTTCGGAGCTTCTGTCAACCTCCTCGGCTGAGAAAACCCGCCCTTTTTCGCCGCTTCTTCGGCGGTCATTCGGTGCGGCTCCTGAACGCGCGGCACTTCCCATTTTGCTTTCGTCCACACGTTCTGCCGCGCTCCGCCCTTCGTTCCGTAGGTGACGGAGCAGGTGCAGTTGTCGTGCCGGGCAAAGACTTCTTTCGGCAAGCCCTTCGGATAGGCGAACACGCCCACAAGCCCCGCGCACCAGGGGCAGCAGTTCAAGCCGCCCTGCCGCTCGATGAAGGTGTCGAATCCAGCCTTCGAGCGCTGCTCGGCGTTTGCCTGCATGAAGTCGTCGGCGAAGCTCTGCGTGATGTTCTCGGCGGGGGAGGTCATGCGCCGCAGCGCTCTGTCGAAGTCGATGCCCTCTTCGGAAGCCGCCCCGATCACGGCGTGAACGCGCTCGGCGGGGTAGTCGGCTCGGGCGGGCTTGATGTGCAGCCCCTGCCTTTCGTCGAGCAGCCGCTGCACCTCTGCCGCCGTGTCGTTCACAAGCTCGTAGTTCGTCCGCAGGCTCGGCTCCAGTATGCTCTCCGCGATGTTGTAGTACAGCCGCCTATCGGGGAGCGCGTCCTCCGTGACGTTCGCCGTGATCGCCTCCGCCAGATACCGCCCCACCCGCGCCGAGTAGTCGCTCACCCCGCGCATATCCTTCGGCGGGCGCTTGTCCGATTTCAGCCGCCGTTCGAAGTCGGCTCTCACCCGCTCGTAAAGCTCTTTACCTATATCGTTCATAATTTGTTAATCCCCCATGTGAAATCAGAACA